TATATTTATAAATAAAAATATTATGATAAAAAATTATAATTTCAATATCGCGGAAGAAGAAAAAAGACAAATTTTATCTCTTCACGAATCAAGAACTAAACGTCATTATTTGATTAATGAACAATCTGATGTTTATAATCCAACTATTGAACAAGCAAAACAATTTGTAGATAAATATAACGCATACATAGCGAAAAATCCAAACGCCGCAGTTTTAAAAGATGCTAAATATATGAATAATGTTCAAATAGCTATGAATAAAATCAATGGAGGCCAAAATCCGGATAAACCAGTTCAATCTCAACAAACTCAATCAAATAATAATTCTTTTAGTAATTATGTAAAACAGGCTCAAACAGCGTTAGGCGTGACGGCTGATGGTAAATTTGGACCTAAAACATTAGAAGCATTAATGGCTAAGGTGAAACCAACGGCAGTTCCGGCAGTTCAAACCGCGGCGGTTACATCACCACCAACATCAGAAAAAACTCCAGAAACACAAAATCCGGAAGATTCTTCACCATCACAAAATCTACAAAATTCGGGAATAAATCCTCCAAACAAGTCAGGAATTGTTATACCTCCAAAAGAAGTAAAACAACCTCAACCTTTGGGTTCTGGAGGTTTTAAAGGTATGCCTAAACCTACTAAATTTTAAAAAATAGGAGGTCTATTAAAACAACTGGAGGATTAAAGTATTAAATATAAATAGGATTACCTTTATCATCTTTAAACAAGTTATTTATTTTTTTTTCATCAAAAGGTTTAATTATAATTTCTTTATCGCCAAATAAATATTTAAACAAATTTTCTTGTTCAAATTTTGTTAATTCTTTATCATCAATCATTTTTTCAATACAATTTAAAATATCAAAAGAAGGTTTTTTAATAACTTGTGATATAGGTAAACATTTTGTTTTTATACCTTGAGTAAAAATCACTGTTTCATTTTCAAAAAATTCTATAGATTCGATAGTATGTTCGGTATTATCAACAATATTAATAATTTTATCACCAATTTTAAATTTTCCCATAAAACAAAATTACAAAATTTATTTGTATAAAACAAACTATTTATAATAAATAATTTAAAAAATTATGAAAAGGTTTATAATTACTGAAGAAGAAAAAAATAATATTCGTAAAATGTATGGATTTATTAATGAACAAACGTCACTACCAGTCGCAACTTCATCTGCCGGAGCAACTGCATCATATTATGACGGACCATATTTTTCTCGGGATGATTGGGATTCACATGATTTTTTAAATACAATTGAAATTGCCTCAGCAGTATTAGGTATGTTTCCAACACCATTGTCTCCTCTTTTTTGGGGTATTTCAACTATTGCAGGAGTGGCCGATGCTAAATTATATTTTGATGAAAAAGACCCTTATATGGGGACTTTAATGATGGCATTAAGTGTAATTCCTGGTGGTGAACTCGCAAAAATATTTAAATCTAGCAAAGCATTTCAAAAAATTGGAGTCGAGGGACTTAAAAAGTTAATTAAATCGTATAAATCAGGTAATTTAAAAAAAGAATCGGTAAAATACTTAAAAGAATTTACAAACATTTTTAAACAACCTTCAGTTATTAAAGAAGTAAATAAGGGAATTATTGAAACATCACTATTAACATTAAAAAATAATTTAAAAAAGAAATCATTAAAATATTTAATTAATTTTTTAATTTATTTAAATAAATTCTCTAAAGGGGTAAAAAATATAACATTTAAAGTAGGCGGGACCGTATTTGGTATAGATAAACTATATCTTATTATTTTTGCGGATAATGAAGAATATTTTAATAGTCGGCAAAAAAATGAATATCGAGCAATTGTTAATAAATTTTTAAATAAAACGGAATATAATCAGTATTTAAATAACCCTGAAGTTAGAGAAAAATTATTGAACGAAATTAATAAACAAGTCGATGAAATAGATTTTTCAAAACTTAAAGAAGGAATAGGTAACATTGAAATATCTGACAAGTTTATGGAAGAGTTTAGTATAATGTTAGATAACGTTCCAAATAAAAAAGAAGAAATACCTATTTTAAGAAGCGTCCCAACTTTTCAAAACTTAAAATAAGTATATTTATATATAATGGAAAAAAAAATTATAACAGAAATATCACGAATTAAACAAATAATGAATAAAAATTTGTTATTTGAAAGTGTAATACCAAAACCTAAGTTTATTGCCCAACTAATAAATGCTTTAACACCTACTATAGGTTCGACTAAACCCGCATATTATGAAGATTTTATCAGTGCGTTAAGAGTTGCCGGAAATAACAAAACAAACCAGTGGAACGTAATTTTAAATTTTGCCAAAACTAATGATGCGTTTTTTAAAAAAATATTAAACATTCTATCCGCAGGGTTAACCCCTAATAACGTTGAAAATATAAAAAAATTAAAAAAAATTATATCAGATAACATTATAGCAGACCCTGATATAGATAAAGAAGTTTTAAAACAAAATATCAATAATGTTTGGGAATCAGAACTTGGTACTAATCCTGCGGTTGAAATTATAAAAATTGACTTTAATAAATTTATTGATGAGTTTACCCCTCCGACAAAACCAGACGTTCCCGTTCCTATTGTTCCAGTAAAAAACCCTTATAGAAATTTTAATACTGTTAGAAAATTTCTTTTATCGAGTTTTGGACAAAAGTTTGTTAAAAAAGAATTAATCGAAATTAATAATTTAGTTAAAATTATAAAAGACGATTCTTCTGAATTATTACAAAAACAAATTGCGTTACGTGAAATTGCAACACATTACATGGCATTAAAAAATTCTAACCAAACATTAAAAAATATGTTAGAAAGTTTAATCCAAAAAGAAAATATTAGTATGGAGGTTATTAATCAAGATAACATATTAAAAACTATTTTAGAAGGTGAGTACAATGGTATTGATGTGAAATCATGGCGAAAAATTAATGATGGTATATTTAAACCACTTAAAGAAGCCTTTCTTGGGGTTAAAGGCGCTCGTTGGTCCACCATGACAAGTCGATGGATTAATTATATGAATTTTTCAACTTTTAAAAATGACAAGGAACTATTATCACTTGCTGCTTCAAGAACGGTACCCCAACGAATTAGAGCTTTAATTATTGGTATAATAATTCAAAATTATTTAATCATCCCATCATTTATTGCAATTATAAAATCGTTTACCGACAAAGTTAAAAATTTATTTAATAAAGACACAATTGCTCTTAGAACACAGTTTATAAAAGATTGTAATGAAAAACTTAATAATAACGAAACTTGTGAAGACCAAGCGAACAAAATTTTTGGAGATGGTAATGATGTTGAATCTGAAAAAAAATTACTGAACGCGTTTATAAAAAATTGGAAAGAAAGTATACCCACGGAATTATCTAATAACCCTTATACACTTAATTTGGATAATGAAGATTTAAATATCGCTATGACGGTATTTAACAAAATTTTCTTTTTTACCTCAATTGATGATTTAGCTATTGGCACAATAAAAACCGCGAGTGGTTTGTATGAATGGTTAGGTTCCGAAACTGAAAAGTCACGGACTAACGTAACTGCCCGTCTTAAATGTTTAGATATATTAAAAGGAGTTAAAGATATGAACGATGTTAATAAAATAAAAGCGTATTCTGATTTTGAAAAATGCGTTAACAGTACATCACCAACACCGCCAACTCCTCCACAACCACCAACACCACCAACAAATACGACCACAACAACACCAGTGGTATATACTAACAATGAAACAAGTTTTAAAGAGTATTTAAACACAATTAATAAAGAATATAAAGAAGGTACTTATAGTGAAGATGGTGAAGGGGGTCAAGACAAAAATGATAAGTGGTATTTTTTAAATAATGAAAAATTTGAACCAAGTGAATAATAAAAAATGAAAAAAGTGGTTAAAATATCTGAAAAAAAATTAATTAATTTTATTAAAAAATCTCTTAATGAGTATAATCATAAAATAATTAATAAAACAAATATTGTTTTAAATGAACAAAATAATGATGACTGGCAAAAGGTCCCAAATAAAAAATTCTTTGATAAACTTAACGAAAAGGGGGGATATGAATTTAAAAAAGGAGCTAGTCCGGCAATAGCTGTGGAGACAGATGAGTTTTTTGATAATATAGCTATACATACCTATTACAAAAAAAAATCGGAAGAAAATGCAGAGGAAGAAAATAAAAAAAAGGAAGAAGAAGTTGAATTAACACCAGAGGAAAAAAAAGAAAAACTTAGACAAAAAGATATAGAAGAGGCATGGGAAGCTGCTGATATATATGGTTCAGAAAACGGACTATATATGGATGAAGAATTTGACAGGGATGGTAATAAAATTAACTATTATAATATTAACGGGATTAAATATTACAATGACGGTTTTAAAGTAATAAATAATAAAAAAGTTCGTTATGGTAAAAATGACCAAATTTTTAGACATCCGCCAAATATAAAGATAGAATGGCGTAAGTCATATCCGTGTGTACCAAATTACGGAATAGAAAAAAGCGGGGCTTATGACGCTAAAACTAATTTTTGGACAATTGAAAACGTTATATATAAACCAACTGGTAAAAAATCTTTGGATAAAGGAAATTCGTGGGTAGATTTTTATTGCTCTGATGATGAATTAAAAAATTATATTGAACCAAAAAAAGAAACTCCTCCACCAAAAAAAGTAATTGATAAAGATAGAGCGTTTCTAAAATAATTAAAATTTAAAAAATATGATAAAAAGAGAATATATTAAAAAAATATTAAAAGAATATGTTAAAGAAAAAAAAACTTTTAATAATATTTTAGAACAATCTACATCACCAGTCCCATCAGATGTTAAAGGAACTTTAGAATCGTGTATCCCGTGTGGAGGTAGATTAAAAAACTCAACTGTTATTTCTATGCAAAATAAGGCTAAAAAACCAGGTCGAGACTTTGCAATAAAACAAACTGAAACTGGGGGTTCAACAATAAGATATTTTTATATTGATGGGACGGTAAATGAAAAAAAAGACAATGTTATAACAGTTTTGGTTGATGATGATGGTCCTGTGACGTGGGATTATAAGGCGTGTCTTGAATTGGCAGATGAAGAAGCTCCACCTGTTGAACCTAAAAAAGAAGATGATGAAGTTTTACCTGCTGTATCTGACGGTAAGAAAGAGAAACTACAAGATATGTCTCAAAAAACTGCGGAAGAAACTAACGCCGACTTAGAAAAGTTTGAAAATGATTATTCACGTAACGGATGCGCAAATTTGATAAATGCTTTTTATCGAGCTAGTGAATTATATGAAAAAGGTGCAGGAAGTGTCTTAGATAAAAATAAGATTATGGAGCGAGGTAAAAAAATTAAAGTTTGTAAAGCCAAGTATGATAATAACTGGTGGAGGCTTGATGGAAATATGTTAGATAAAAAATTAGATGCGTTATCTGGATACCAAAAAGATACTAGGTTTAGAGTATCTAGTAATAACTCACCTTATAACATTAAGAATATTAAAAATTAATCATTATTTTTTTTTGTTAAACATCTAAGCGATTTTGATAATATTTCAGCTTCTGCAAAAGTATACATTCCTGTTTTAAGGCCATAATTAAGAGCTTGTACAACAATGTACATTGCGGTATCAGGAGTTAACGTATTAAGAATAACATCAAGATGATTTTCATCTGATAAGGGCACACTATCAAAAAGTTTTCCAAAAATTTTAGTTTCTTCCATAATTTTAAAGATAAGTTAAAAAAAAATTTAAATCAATTAATAAGATATTTATATTTTAAATGGATAAAAAAACAATAATTGATATTGCTTTTGATAGTATAATTCAAAGAACAAATTCTATTGATGAAGTTTCAACTATAAATAGGGGGTCTTATAGTCTTCCTTTAACACCAGGTGTTAAGTATTTTAAAAAAAATGAATTATCCCCATATGAGATTCAAGTGTCAAAGTATGATAGTGCGGATTTGGCTTTTGATAGTTATGATGGGTCACTTGACGTATCAAAATCTAAGGCATCCAAAATTGAAAAAATTTCTAAAAAAATATCAAAATATTTAAAAAACCATCCAAATAATAATGATGATGATGGTGATGTATTAAATCAATCACCCGGTAAAATCAATGAAGACTTGGGGGTTTGGTTTGGGACAAAAACTAAACCTAAGGGGAGTTCTGAACCAAAAGGTCCTTGGGTTAACATATGTAAAAAGGTCGACGGAAAACACCCTCCTTGTGGACGTAATCAGGCGACTGATAAATCTTACCCTAAATGTAGAGCGGCTGGAGTTGCGGGTAAGATGAGTGATTCACAAAAAAGGTCTGCATGTTCACAAAAAAGAAAAGCGGAAAAATCCCATCCTAAAACAGGAACTGGGAATTCTCCTAAAATGGTTTCATATCACCCAAGAAAAAAATAACAATATTTAATGTTTATAATAGTTTACCGCAATTATTCTTTTTGATGGTGGTAAGGGAGTATTTAATGGAAAATTATGTTTTTTAGTCTTGTCTACCGTGTATTTAACATTATTGTCAAATTTACCGTAAAATTTAGTTAAGTTACCAATGTATTTCATATCATCAGTTACTCCATATAAAAGATTAATTTGAGTTTTAGTTTTGTCTTGATTAATAGTTAACAACATCTTCCTAATGTTACCAGTGGTATCTCTGTCTTCATATATAATATCAACAAGCCCAAATGTTTGTGGGGTGTTAATTTGTAAGATAGGGGCTATTTCATCCTGAATTACTTTTTTATACTCAGTAAACAAAAATCTTACAGTTTTATTATTTAAATTAACTATTATTGTTCTTACATACTTTTTTGAAAAAACAACAATTCCTTTTATTTCTAAATTGTTACTATCTAAAGCCTCCCCATATGTTTTAAATTTGGCATCATAATTATAATATAAAAATGTATCAATATTTAATGTGTAAATTTGGCTTTTAATTAGGTTAGTTCCTAACACTAGTAATATTGTTAAAATTAAATTTTTCATAAATTTTTTTTATTTGGTTAATTATTTAATCAATACAGAATCTAAATTATTAGACCGAATACGATTAATTGTTGTATCTGTAATTAATTTTGGAATAGAGTCTTGTTTAATTTTAATTTTTTTAACTGTTTTTTTAACAACTTTAACGCTATCAACATTAATTAATGATTTAATTACAGGACTTATTACTTTAACCGTATCAAACACAATTATTTTTTTTCCATTACTGTTTAATCTCGAATTACTACTACATATTATCACAATAATAAGTAAAAATATAGGAGTCATTATAAATAAAACACCGGTATAAAATAGTTTATCAAACTTTGTCATTGAATAGATTTTGATATATGTTAGTTAATGAATGTTTAACATTGGATTTAATTTCCATTTCCATTTTTTCTCGTCTACGTTCTACTTCATGGTCAAATATATGGGTTAATTTCTCATAAGGCCTACCCCAAATATCAATATTATAACTGTAGTTATGGTTAACAATTGTCATTTGATTGGGCTCAATAATAATAAAAATTTGAGTTTCATCGCTTTTAATATATCTTTTTTTTGAAATTGGAGAAATTAATAAGCTAGTTGATTCTTTTTCCATTAAATTATGACATATTGCAAAACATTCATAATCATACTCACCTCGTTTTTTTAATTCTTTTGGGGTCAGCATTTTATAATACTTAATCGATAAAGATTGTAAAAATCTTCTAAATTTATGTTTATTAAAATTGGTTTTCATTTGTAATAGAATATACTACAAATATAAGAAGTTTTTTGATTAAATCAAAAAAAATAAATTTTATTATTTTTTAACCCAGTTTCCGCCTTTACTATTGTAATGTTTAACTGCCGCTCCATTACAATAAGCACTTGGACAAACTTTGTATCTAGATTTTGCCCAAGCCAACGACGCTTTCCATAATTTTTGATTTGTTGCGGTGTTTTTTTTCTTTTTTTCTGTTAATTCTTCTGATTCTCCCATAATATCTTCATGGTGATTCATATCGTCAGTAAAGTTATTTTTAGGTGATTTGGTTTCATTCATTAAAAAATCAAATACTTGGTCAATAGATTCTTTTGCGGTAGCGATATGGTCTTGAGCCCAATCATGTCCATTTTCTAATATACTATGAATTTGTTCTTCGTTTTCTTGTAATAAAATTTCGGTTTGTCTATGAATTTGTTCTAAATTTGAAAAAAACATATATCTATCATTGTTTTTTTCATGAGTTTCATTTAATACTTTTTTAACAAGTTTTTTAATAAGTAAATTTTCAAAATTTTTCATAACATTAATTAAGGTATTGGTTTAATTTTCAGTTATATCAAATTCATCAATTACTGTTTTGGCGTCAAGCATGTTTAATTTTATTAAACGTTTTGTTAATTGAGCTTTTCCCATTTTTCTAAGATATCTAACAACAATTGGAGGAACATCGTCTTGATATTTACCAAAAAGTTGAGACATGATTTCACTTTCTTTAGGTAATGGTTCAAAATCGGCTTTTGACCTTGCGGCTCTCATTCCAGATTTACCTTTTTCGTAATTAGGTGTTTCTTCGGTTTCGTTAATAATTTTTTGGACTAGTTTTGTTAAATCCGTTTCTGTTAATCTAATTGTTTTTTTCATTTTATTTTAAATATTTTAACCGTTTAATCCGTTTCCTCCAATAACAACAGCATTTAATTGTACCACCGCTTTACCAAGTTCGTTTGTGTAAATAGGTGATGGTGCGTAAACTTTACTTGCTGTGTTTCCAGTGTAAGAATCTTGATTACAAAAAATTGAACCGTTTTGTGCTGTATCAGCACTTAATGGGGTGTAACATTGGGTACAACTATCATAAGGACCATATGAAAACGACATTGTTGTTGATTGTGTAGTAAGTGCTCCAATACTTAATGTAACACAAATCCCGTTACTTAATTGATAAACTTTATTATCTACTATCTGTCGACTATCAATAACATAATTAATAACTTCACCATGACATGTTGTTGCGGTAACTAACGTGTTATATAATGTTGTTGATGATGGAGTAGGAGTTATTGTTGGAGTTGGAGTTAATGTTGGGGTTACAGTTTTTGTTGGAGTTATTGATGGAGTTGGAGTTAATGTTGGGGTTACAGTTTTTGTTGGTGTTATTGTTGGAGTTATTGATGGGGTCACAGTTTTTGTTGGTGTAATTGTTGGGGTTGGAGTTAATGTTGGGGTTACAGAAATTGTTGGTGTTATTGTTGGCGTTATAGAAGGCGTTGGAGTCATCTTAATTTTTATTTATAAATATACGTTTAATTAAAAATATTTACTTGTATTGTTTAATTTTTTATTTAATCTTTTTTCATATTAACAATCTGAAATTTTATTTGTTGTTTATATGTGTTTATTTCCCCCGTACTTTCTACTTTAATATCAATATAATATTCGTTAGGTATTTTATCTCTAGTGTCAAAAATAAAATAGTATTCATTAGGGGTTTTATTAATTTTTGTCCAATCCTGAACTTTAACTTCAGTTTGACCTTCTTTAACATAAACGCGATAAAAAGCGTTAATTTTTTGAAGTAATTTTTGAGTGGAATATGCTTGTTTAATAATAACGCCCACTTTTCTAATATCGGTATTATAAATTTTTTCATCTTGTTTAATTCCATAATAATCAAACCCATAAATTTTTGGTTCAGTTGTACTAGTACCAATTTGTAATGAATTTTTCATGGCATAAATTACAAAATCGTTAGTAACATTTGGTAAATTAAAACCATTTAAAGTCATATCGTACCATTTGTCAGAAAACGTACAAGGTGTTTTATATCCTATTAATGCCGGAATTACTACTTCGTATACCCCTTTTGTTCTAAGAGAAGGAGTTAACCCTGTTAAACCAGGTATTGCGTCACCTACGTTATCTAAAATGTCAACTGATGGTACATTATCCAAATTAAATGGGGTTCCATTATCGTATAGATATAAATAAAGTTTATTTAATTTACCTTGAGTAAATAAATTTCTATCATCTTGGATTAAATCATCATATGATGATTCAAGAAACGGTTCATAAAATGTTTGAGTATGTCTAGTAAAAAATGAAACTTCATACGCATCTGTTAGGCCTGTTAAGTTTTCAATTTGAGGTTTAAATGCTATGCCCCATCCTGAACTTAATGGTAATGAACCATTTAGTATTAAAGCAATCTCATTTGACATGTCAAATGATATATTTTCATTTCCAAATTCAAATGTTTGAATATCAACAATTGTTAAATCATTATAAGTTATAGTTCCAGTATTATTATTACTATAAATGCCATTTTCAGTCCAAGCGCTAAGTGTTGTTGTTTGATACCAATTAGAAGGTCTATTTGAAAAATTTTTATCTATTACATAGTTATATTTTAAATCGGCAAAATCATACCCAACTCCCTCATCCCAATATTGACCGTCCGGTATTCTAAAAAGAATTAAGTCAAATGACGTAGCTCTTTGTCTTGCTTGTGAAGTTGTGGTATTAAGTGTTTCTGGATTAAAGGCAACAGTATTTGTCATCCGTAAAGTATGTGTGGTTGTTGAGGTACCTCCAGTAAAAATAGTACCATCTTGAACTTTAGATTTTAATAAGTCTAAATCTAAATTAAAGATAAAACGACTATATCCATTTGGATAATCTGACGTTGGTAAAGAACCATAAAAAATTTCAGTAACAGGGTTTCTACCTGTATTAGTATAACTCCTTGAAATAAGTGTGTTATTTTTGTTAAAATAAGAATTATTAATTGACATTTCGTTTTCTTAATAAATATTAGTTAATCCTAATATTTTGATTAAGAATTACATCATTTGCTTCTTGTAAAGATTTTAATATTTCTTGGACTGTAACACCATTTCCAGTTGAAACTGAGTCAGGCGGAGAAACGGGGTTATGAACATGCCCAATTAAAAAAGAAACTATTTTTTCTAGTAAGGTTATTAATTCTTCACCTCTTATTGTACTAAAAGTTTTTGAATCAATTGAATTTTCGCCATTTACAAAATTGTCTTGAGATATTCCGTATATAGTGTCTTGTAAATCAATAAAACCTTTACTACTTTTTGAATCTT